CCATAACTACCAGAACTAAAGTGGTCATTACCAGCAGAACTCGATAGTGCTGGTAATAAATTATCAGTACCGAATCCTTTTGAACCTGTCATGTTATTAAACTGAGGTCCGTTACCCAATACTTCTAATTCAAAACAATCTTTTTGTGTTGTAGAATCAGTTCCACCAGTTAGACTAAATGAACCAGTATAGATCAATGCTTGTTCACCTGTTGGAGTACCAATTGAACTTGTAGTTACTGTAATATTTCCCGCAGTACCAGCTGTTCCTGCAGTCAAGGTCAAAGTATCGTTTGAAAATGCGGCAGTAACACCAGCGTTACCAGCATTAATCTCAGCTGCTAGGTTTGCTCCAAATGTTGCTTTGGTAGTTCCTATGGTATAGTAACCAGCTGCACCAGATGCATCTTCAAAAGAAGAACCTGAAATCACACCTACAAAGTCTATACCGTTTATAGTTAAAGTTGTAGCTAATGTATCTGAACCAGAGGGTATAGCACTATTACCACCCATCAATCTAATAGTAGATGATGCAGTTGCAGTTCCTGTGGTTACATTAGTCTTAACTATTGCTGAAGCTTTTGTTCCAACTGAATCGGGATCAGCAACCCTTACTACGGTCATCGGACCGCCTTGTCTTAAATATTCTTTTGCCGTGTGTGAAGTTAAATACTGATATGAATCAGAACCACTTTCAAAAACTTCCCCAAAAATTTGAACATATTCAGAATATGAACTAACAACAGTAGGAATTAATACAGGCCCTTTTACAGTAGGCCCGACAATAGCTGCTCCGATATCACCGATAGCAGCAGGTAAGAAAGATTGATCTATTTCATTAGTAAAAACACCAGGACTTACAATTTTTTCACTCATTTATAGTCTCCAAGAAAGATTAGTATGTGAATTATATGATTATTCATATATAAATATTACATAAAAACCCAAAGAAACTTTTATTATAGTAATTACTAACTGGTTTTGTAATTAATTACTACTCTAAGGTCTGAGTTTGTACTTCTTTGGTGTCCTCTACTGGTGTAGGTGTAAAAACACCTGTTGCAGGATCAAGTTGGCCAGGTCCGTACTTCTCGGTAATTGTATTTAACAATGATTGTTCTGTTTGTCTTGTTTTTTCAAACTCGTCTTTAAGACCACCCTCTTGAACTTCAAGGTTATGCCTTGATAATGCAATCTGTCCAAACGCAGTTGTAATACGTTGGTATGATGATTGTAATTCAGCTAATGATTTTAATTCATCTTCTGTAAATTTGATTTCTTCTGACATTTTATAACTCCTAATTAGGTTGTTTGTGTAATATATACATATATAATTATATAAGTTTTTCGGAAAACGATACTTTTTTTGGTTTATATCCTTTACCCATCTCTGCTGTTTTACCAAATATATTATCGGTAAATTCAGGTATCATATATCCCTTCATGGTCATGGTAAATTCATTTCTAATCAATCTCTCACCTTGTGATTCCATCTGTTCTTCATTTGAAATATCTCCACTTAAAGCTGATAGAAATCTATAATTTGTTGTATCACCCCAATAGGTTTCCAAATGTTCTATCATTATGGTATTTAAATCATTCATCTGTTCCATGTATGATGTCATCATTACGATGTTATAAGTACAGACCACAAAATCGGGCATACCAGTCTTGATAAATTCCTGTACTGGTTGTTGACCGGTCAATACTGCAAACCTATCGTATCTATTGGATTTACTCCATCCGTTACTAGACCTTACGACACTAATGAACTTACCTTTAACATCGTTGTCAAAGGACATCGGCATGGCGTCGTCAAAAGCAGTACTCGTTCTTTTCACAACAATAACTGGTAGAATTAAACTACCATTTCTGTCTCGTAAAGTACCACGACTTCTTACTGATTTCCATCTCTCTTCATTACCATACAATACAGGCACTTTGATTATTTCGTTGGATTCCCTAACTACTGGTTTCATAACGTTTTGCATATGTTTGATGACTGAAGTATCTATGTCTTTCAGGCCAATGGCATAACCCTTTCCAGCATCACGACCACCTTGTTTTCTAATGGTTACTTTTGCATTACCGGCTTCATTACGCATACTGAATTGTTCTTCTCGATTTGTCGAAGATACATTAGGTGCATTTGTATTGGTTATGGGTTTAATTGCCACGTCTTAATTTCCTTAATTTACTCAACTTACTCTCAGTAGTGTTCTCATAGGTTTCTGATTTCAATCCTTTTGTCGATGCCTTATCAATCGATATCTGTTTTTCAATAGGTACATCGACTGCGCCGAGAGTTATATTTTTCTCTTCTCCGTAAATATTTTTTGTCTTTAGTAAATCTATTATCTCGTCAAACCTATCAACCTTTGATTCTCCGTAAAAATTTTCACTATCACTATCATAATTTTCATTAAAGTCAAGTGTTTTTTCAACTTTTACCACAGGTGATCGTTTTTTCTTCATCACAAGTGTTTTGTTTAATAATTGAATAGCCATTATCTAGGTCTCTCTTCAATTTGTAAATTTGATAATCTACTTCTATGTGCTGATGCTTTAATGGAATGATTGAAGTTAGGGTGACCACCGAATAATTGTGGTTCTGTTACTCCGTTTATTTCCCAATAGTAATTATTCCAATCACATATATCACCTGATTCAGGATAAAAATTCAAACTACCACTAGCTAAATTATTCCTCTGAAACATCAAATCAATCGTAGAGTTAACATCCGTTCCTACTTCATTAAATTGTTCTGCTTCAGGTGCATTGTATCGTATTAAACAATTAACCCTAAAACCTACATTGAAATATTTGGTCGTACTCTCACCATATATGTTGTCTTTGGTGTGTTGGGTGTTTATCTTGTAGATATCAACGGATTGACCAACTATCTCGTCTATCAACTCTTCGTTCATGGAGTTGATTAAATTAACCTCGTTTTGAGATATAAAGAATGGTTTTGTTGCTGACATTTATTTACCCTACAAATATAGGTAAGGGAGCTTTATTCAATACTTCTTGTTGAGCATTTACTTCCTCCGCCTCTGCTTTTAATTTCTCGGTCAAACTAACCGATTCTAAAAATTCTTTCAACTCCTCTAATAATTGAGTCTTCTCTTCCCTACCCTCTGCTTTTAAAGAATCACCATCGAGTGTAACATCAGCATCAGGTATAGGCATACTACTATACTTACTTCGTATAATACCAAGTAGTTCCTTTGTCAAAGCTGCTGTGTATTTTCTTATCCATTGTCGACCTGGTGCATTGATTGAATTATAGGTTATGAATTGATAAGGTACATTAGACGGATCACTAATACCACCTGTCATCTCTGCGTTTTCATTATTGGTATTTCTTATATCTTGTTTTACATAGTATTCAAAATATATTTTTTCACCAGTATCGGTTGATTGTGGTTTAGGAAATATCCTTAAATTGTTATTGTGTATTTCAAAACTATAAGCACTCTTTCTAATTAAATCAGATGTCTCGATTGCATTAGCCCTAGCTAAATCATAACTGATTGGTTTTAATACAAAAGAAACTGCTGGAGATACATTACCAAATCCAAATGCATCTAGTAATTGTCTTTGATCAAATGAACCAGCGTATGGATCGTAGAATCTCGATACTGCAGCTGGAGCTTGGTTGAATACACGTTGTACTTCAATTCTCCTACTACTCTCACTAACATTTGCCCATAGTGTTTGTAAATTATAATCTTGTTGAGAACCAGATAGAGTGATGTGTCCTTTTTTTAAATCAAAGTTTTCTTCCATATTGACCAACTGACCATACTTTTCAGATAATGTAACGGAAGGTCCTAGTGCTGGAGTTATTGGATTTAAAACATCGGTATCCATAGAACCTGATATTCTTTTCTTCTCTCCGTATTGTTCCCACATCCAATTCTTCATATTGTAATTATTAATATGTTGTGAGTATTCACTTATTGATTCTTCAAAACAAGCATAGATTGAACTTGATGGAATCTCTAATTGTAATACAGGATGTCCTAATCTACGAGCTGTCCATTTAGTTACCGAAAGTATATCGGATTGAAATGTTTCATCACTATCGTAAGTTCCGTAAGGTGTTTGACCTGATCCAGATGTAAAGGAAGTTGGATCGGTATATGTATATGATAATTTTGGCATCTATAATTCTCCTTAACTATAAATATAAGATTTATAAAAACAAAAGGGGATGAATGACCATCCCCTTTGTATTTACTCGGTAGTTAAGTTTAACTATTAAGTGGTTGAATATGCTATCGCGTCATTTCCAGCACCCAATGGAATACATTGAATTTCTGTCATGTACTCACCAGCAGCAACTACTGTAGCTGTTATTGTTGAGCCAGCTCCAAAAGCACTATTGGTGTTAGCACCTGAAATGGTAATTGTATTGTTAGCATCCACTGCAGGTCCGAATTGATCAACAGCTGTTCCAGCTGACCAACTAGACATAGCTAGTGTATTACCAGCACCAGTTTTTATTGTTAGTACACCACTAGCAACTAATGATACTGATTGGACAATTTTTAATTGTTTACCTATATCAGAAGCTGTAACATTAGGTGGTAAGGTTACTGTTTTAGCAGCACCATCTAATGAACATATATGTGTTTTACCAAAGTTAGAATCCGCTAATGCCAATGCAGCTGTACTATCAGCTATGATTGAACCTGAAGCAGCACCATAATGTGAAGTATGAGCCAATCCTTGAACCTGTAAGGTTGAAGTCATTGTATTAGCACCACTATGAGTGTTTGCACCCTCAAAAGTGTTGACACCTTGTTCTACACCTCGGATAGCAGCTATTTCTATCTGTCCAAGATTCATTGGATCACCATTTACATTAGTGACTTTTTTAATTGAATTTGCCATTTTGATTTTCTCCTTGATTTACCCAGCCTCGGGAAAATCTGTTTATTGTTCTTTAATAAATATTATACTTAAAACAAAAAGAGGGAAGTAAAAACTTCCCTCTTTTATAGGTTATCCTACAGATTAGTTTAAATTAAATCCAAAGATTTACATTTAATCAAACCATAGAACTCTGGACGAATCATCTTCTTAGCGTAACGAGTCATCACACCTTTTCTTGGTGTAAAATCACTTGGATCATACACTAGAGGTGTTGTGATTAACGGAACGTAAGGTGAATATACAGCACCAGTTTCTAGGAAGTTACTTCCACGGAATCCAACCAAGATTTGGTTTTCAGCCATGTAAGGGTTCTTATAAACTGTGTAACGACCAGCAGCTTGTCCTACACGGGATACACCCATTGAGAACTGCTGTTGTACAGCGTCACCATCACCAGGATTACTTACGTAGCCAGGTAGTGATTCAAGGATTGTAGCTATCTTTGGTGAAACAACAACAAAGTTAGCACCACCGCGAAGTGTTAATCTATGAATCTCATTGGATACTTTCTGAATCTTAGCAACAAGAGTTTGATACCACTCAAAACGTGTACCATAGAATGTCGTTGTTACGAATCCACCAGCACCACTGTTTTCAGAAGAGTCAAAATCCTCACCAGCTTTTGCAGACCAGAAGTCTTGTGTTTGTGCATCACTAATTAACATATCAAGGATTTCTAAATCAATTTCCATTGAGATATAATCACTTAACATTGAAGTTAATTCAGCTTCAGCATCAACACTATGATAAGCGTTCAAGTCTTGAGCAAGCTCAGGTGACCAGACAGCTTTCAACTTACGAGTCTTAGCAACAATTGGTAAAGACCTCATTTCAAGATTGACTTCAGGTATGTTCAACTGATTATTAGTTGCATCACCGACTCTATCTTCAAAATCACCTCTATTGTTTGCTTCTGTTTGTTGGACAAAGTCAACTGTATAAGAACCAGTAGCAGCGTTTGCACTTGATGCAGATACAATTAAAGTAATTGTGTCACCATCAATACTAGCAAATTGTGCTAAGTTACTATGTATACCAGCTTCTGTAATGTCCCAAGAACGTACAGCTAGTTTATCAGGTCTTGTTAGAGCTGAAATACTACCTGTCATCTTGAATACTTTACCAGCGGAACTAGCAGACAACTCTGAATCAAAATCGATATCAGCGAATGTCGGTACTGTTGCACCACCGAAACTTACAGCAGCGGTAGATTGACTAATTGAATATCCATAACGTCCCACACCATAAAAACCGGTGTCCTCTCCGAAAGGAGCGGATGAACCAGATGGTGAGTTAGGACCTTGCTTACCCATGATGTCATCATTGGCAGTAAATTTACCCACGGAAGTACCATACTTGAAATCAAGAAAGAATACTAGTCCTGAAGGAAGGTTCATTGGTTGAACAGAAACTAATTCCTGTGCAACTATATTACCAAATACTCTACGTACTAAAGGAAGAGCAACACCTGACCATTCTTCATCACCTACGCCACCAGCGCTTGGGGATGTTTTTGAGTTCTCAGATATTAATTGACGAGCCTGGTTTTCTAGCAATACTGCCATACCTGACTTAGCCCAATCATTATCCATTCCCTCTAAAAGTCCGGATTTGTTCCACTTTTGTACGAGTTTTTGCGACTCATCTTTTTGCTTCTTCATAGGGGAAGCATCAAGAAGATTGTTATTTACGTAATCACTCATTTTTCGTTCTCCAAATTAAAGTGTTTTAGTCTTTTAAAATACCAGCTAGTTTTTTGAAACGATTTGCTACATTATCCTCTTCAGAGATGATCTTCTTCTTAGGGGCAGTTCCACCGCTCATACGACTTGCTGTTTCCTTAATACTCTTCTTCTTTACCGAATTTCTATCTTGGAAAGATTCTGCCAAAGTAGAGTAAACCAATTTGATTTCACGAGTTGTTTGAGCTCTATCAAAGTTCTCAACAATCTTCATCTTTTGGTCGTTACTTAGGACAAATTCCTTAAATAGACGGTTAGTAAATAAAAGCTTAGCATTTAGGATATTAACTTCATGAAGCTTGTCTTTTAAAAACATAACAGCTTCCTTGTACTCTTTAAGCTCCTTGCCTAGTTTTTCAACAGACTCGTGATACTTAGCACCTTGTGGGTCCTCTTCATCAGATGCAGATGCCATCTTAACACCAGTACCTTTACCGATACCAGAAGAAGTAGATTGTTCATCTTGCTTCTCTTTTTCATCTTCGTCATCTTCTTCAGTTACAACCTCAACAGACTCATTTTTTTCATCTTCTTCGTCTTCATGTTCTGCTTCGGTTAAATCACCATCAGCGTCAGAGATTTCCAATTCAAGTTCTTTAATGACAGATTCAAGATCAAGTTCTTCATTTTCTTCATCTTTATCTTCGTCGCCATGTTCAGCTTCTTGAACAGGTGCATACTTAACACCATTGACTTCGATCACACCCTCTGCTTCCATCTCTTCTTCGTCATCACGACTCATATCATAGCCTTCGTCTTCTTGACCGTCAGCGTCGATATTAATGTCTACAGGATTGTCATCATTTTCTTCATCATCCATGTCCATGTCTCTTGCCATTTCTTCTGAATCCTCTTCTTCATCGTCTTCAGATAATTTGGCAGATAACATATTCTTTAGATGTGGAGTAAATGCTTCTTCAAGTGCCATCTTTGCGTTTTGTAGTGCTGTTTCACGAACTGCTTTTGCGTCAGCAATAGCTTCTTTTAATAAATCAGACATAATTGTCTCCATATATGTATTATATTGGAATAAAGTTATTGGAACTTTAATTAGGTTTGTAATATTTAGACACCGTATAACTCAACGGTGTATTGAGGAATTGTATAAATAAGTATCAGTTAAAAAAAATAAACCTATTCTATAGAGTATTTTTTTCTATGTTTTACCATATTTCTTTTTCTTCTCTTCTCAGCTGATGGTTTTTCATAGAATTCTCGATCCCTAATCTCCTTTAAAAGACCTGAGTTCTTTACTCTTTTTTTAAACATACTTAAAGCTTTTTCAACGTTGTTGTTTTTTACCTCGACATACAATAGATTATTTCTATGTTTGTCCATTAGTTTTTTTTGTTTTTTATTCATTAAAATCCCGTTAGCATTCCATTTGCAGACATAATCCCAGCTATTATAAATCCAGCCATAAAACCAAGTCCAACCAACACGATCTCTTTGATGTGATTCATTATCCAATTCATTTTATCTCTCCTATTAGGTCTTTGAGTTTTGGCATCTTTTCTTCAGATGCCATTAATTTATCATGTA